AAAATTTATATAAAAGAAGGACAAATTGTTGCAGAAAGAGTTTTTATAGAAGAAATTAAGATAGATGATCTTGAGTCCTATTACTCTAAGCCTCGACAAATGCATCAAGAAAAGTATATTCACAAAGACGTTTTGATAGAAATGTTTCCTAAGTTTGAAAGTAAAATCACTAGTGTTGGCTATATAGCTTCAGGAGAGGCTAGTTATGCTGCTTCTAATTTAAAGGATATGATAAAAGTTGTAGAATCCTGGCATTTAAAGTCTGGACCTAAAGCTAAAGATGGAAAACATACAATTTGTATTTCGGGTGCTACTCTATTTGAAGAAAAATATGATAAAGATTATTTTCCATTTGTATTCTTTAGGTGGAATCTCAGACCTGTTGGGTTTTTTGGTCAAGGAATAGCTGAACAATTACAAGGTTTACAACTTGAAATTAACAAAACCCTTCGGACAATACAGGTTTCAATGCACTTAGTAGCTATTCCAAAACTTTTAATTGAGGCTAGTTCTAAAATTGTATCCTCTCATTTAAACAATAGAATTGGTGGAGTCATTAAATATGCAGGAACTCCCCCTTCATATGCGCCTTTAGGCAGTATTCCTCCAGAATTATTTTCCCATGTAGATCGGCTTTATCAAAGGGCTTATGAAATTATTGGGATTTCTCAATTATCCGCCCAGTCTATAAAACCTGCTGGATTAGATTCAGGAAAAGCTTTAAGAACATTCAATGACTTAGAGACTGAACGATTTATGTCCGTAGCTAAAAGGTATGAAAAGACTTTTTTAAATGCTGCTGAGATTATGATAGATTTGGGTAAAGATATTTATGAAAAGAATGAAGATTTCGGAGTTAAGTCTAGTGATGGAAAATTCGTAGAAACTATAAAATGGAAGGACGTTAACATGGATGCTGATAAGTATATGATGTCAGTTTTTCCTACTTCAGCCTTATCTACAAGTCCGGCTGCTCGATTGGCAGACGTACAGGATATGGTCCAGGCTGGTTTTATAGGTAAAGAGCAAGCCATAAGTCTTTTAGATTTCCCAGATCTAGAGTCCACTATGGATTTATTGACCTCAGATAATAAAAACTTAGAAAAGGTAATAGAAACTATGATCCATGAAGGTAGATATTTTCCACCTGAACCGTATCAAAACCTTGAAAATGCTTTACGTAAGGTACAACAGGCTTATTTAATGTACCGTATGCGTGGGGCTCCTGAAAATAGACTAGAATTACTGAGACAGTATATGGAGGATTGTCAGGCTTTATTGATGAAAGCTAAGGCAGTAGAGGAAACACCAGAGCAAATGGCAGAAAAACTAGCTCAAATGGGAGCTGCAGGGGCTGCTGAAGAAGAAATGAAAATGGCAGGGGATGAACAAATGATAGAAGAACAGTTAGCCGCTGCCCCTCCACCAGAAGAGATAATAGAAGAACAATCAGAAGTAGTTGAGCAATAATAATAAAAAAACAATTAATAGATCACTAGATCGGGTAATGCCCATTGAGTAAGGAGAAATTATGTCAGACAACCACGCCCACCTAAATGAGGTGGTAGAAAACCAAAGTCCAGAAGGAGAACAGTTAGACTCCAGTATAGAGTATGAGGATCAGGGCTATGCTGCTGATGTTTATGATGAACCAGAGGCAGAAGGCTCCAGTCAGGACCAATTTGCTTCAAAATTTGCTGCATTAAGCAGAAAAGAAAGGGCTTTAAGAGAAAGAGAGTCTGAGTATGAATCAAAGTTTGAGGAGATGGAGAGAAGACTCCAAGAATATGAGACCAAGAATCAAGAGCCAGAAGTTGATTGGGAACATATGTTACGCAATGATCCCCTTAAGGCTTTGGAAGAAGCAGGTTTAGGCTATGATAAGCTAACTGAATTAGCCCTAAATGATGGTAGACTTACTCCTGATATGCAAATGGCTGCAATGAGGGAAGAGATAGAAGGAGACTACAGGCGAAAGTTTGAGGATTTAGAAGAACGGTTATCAGCAAAAGAAGAAGCAGAGCAAGAAGATTATTATAACCATGTCCAAGAGAATTTTCAAGATGAAATAGGAGATTTTGTAAGACAAAACGGAGAAGAGTATGAGCTAATAGGTGCCAGTGAAGCAGATGGCTTAGTTTATGATGTTATAGAAGAACATTATAATGATACTGGTAGAATATTAGACATAAAAGACGCTGCTGATGCAGTTGAGAGTTATTTGGAAGATGAAGCTGGAAAGTTAATGAAGCTAAAGAAGGTAAGTTCACGGTTAGGCATTAACCCCCTAGAGTTAGAAGAAATGGATTCACAAGTTACACTATCCAATGATCATGCCGCACATGTAAAATATGATGAAGGCATAAATAAAATGTTAACGGATGAAGAGTCAAAGGCTCGTTCAGCCGCTTTTTTACAAAGAGCTTGGAATAATGAAGCTCTACAAGGAAATTAATAATTAAACTTAAATAACCGTAGGAGGTTAATATGCCACATACAGCAGTCTCCAGTCAAAGTGTTCATAACTTTGCTGCAGCTCTTAAACAACATTATACAAATGAAAGAATTGAAAACATGGTCTATAAGGATAATCCATTCCTTGCCATGGTTTCTAAATATGAACAATTCGGTGGAGAAAACCTGAAGTTACCAATTAAATGGGGTAACCCTCAAGGTCGGTCTGCTGACTTTACTCTTGCTCAAGCTAATAAATATGCTTCTTCAATTTCAGCATTTTTACTTACGAGACAGCAAGATTATTCTTTAGCATCTATTAATAATCAAGTTTTAGAAGCTTCTAAAGGTAATGCGAATGCATTCATGGAAGCTGCTACTACTGAGATTGATGGTGCTATTGAATCTGCTTCCCGATCCTTGGCTATCGGTCTTTTCGGAGATGGTTCAGGAGCTTTGGGTCAAGTAACAACTGGTGGAACTGTAACTAGTTTTACTCTTGTTCAAATTGATGATGTTACTAACTTTGAAGTTGGTATGGTACTTCAATTTAATCCTACTAAAACAGGTGTTTCTGGAACTCTTGCACCTTCATCTACTACTGGACTTTTAGTATCTGCTGTTAATAGAGATACAGGAGTTATTACTCATGCTTCAGGAGCCATAATAACTAATGATTACATTTACCAAATTGGTGATTATGATGCAAAAATTAAAGGTTTAGATGCTTGGGTTCCTTCAACGGCTCCTACTTCTACAACTTTCTTTAGTGTTGATAGAAGCGTGGACCCTACTCGTTTAGGCGGTATTCGCTTTAATGGTGCCTCCCTACCTCTTGAAGAAGCCCTTATTGGTGCTGCTTCCAGAGCAGCTAGAGAGGGTGGAAAGCCTGATGTTTGTTTTGTAAATTACTCTAACTTTGCAGACCTTGAAAAAGCCTTAGGCTCTAAGGTGTCTTACATTGATGAGAAAATAAATCCTCAAATTGGTTTTAGAGGAATTTTGATTCATGGTCCTAGAGGTCCAATCAAAGTTATTCCTGATCAAAACTGTCCTAAGAACGTAGCTTATATGCTCGACATGTCTATGTGGAAACTTTACTCTCTTGGTAAAGCTCCTAAGATTCTTGACTCTGATGGGTTGAGATTTTTACGAGAATCTGCTGCTGATGCAGTTGAAGTAAGAATTGGATACTATGCTCAATTGGGTTGTAGAGGTCCTGGTTACAATGTTAGGATTGCATTATCTTAATTTAATATTGGGGAGCTGAAAGGCTCCTCTTTTTTGCTGCGTGGTGTATGCCACTCAGACTAAAGGAGAAATAAAATGGCTAATCGAAATTTTAATAGATTACAAGCTTTAGATAAAGAAATTAAACATATTTATGGTCAATTTACCATAGCGTCAACTACCCAAGATGCGCTATTTGATCAAAGTACAGGAACAGATGCTGCAGCAGCTTTAATTAACCGACAAGCAAGTGTTGGTATTAAAAGTATTTCATGGGGAGATCCTTCTGTTGGGGTTTATCAGATCACTCTTGGTGCGTTTGGTGGAGATTCAGACCTCTACCCTGAAGTTAAGTATTTTGAAGCTATAACGTCAGCTCAACCGTATGGTTCTACTATCTCTACCAATGGTGGGGCTCTTTGGACCATATCTACTGATAGTGTTTCTACTGATGG